GCTATGGAACTGAACGAGAACGTTTAAAAAATGAACAGATTCGAAGTCAGTTGAAAGTTGATGAAGCAAAGATTCAATCAATCGAAAATGTTGAAGAAGTTAAAAATATGTTATCAGCCGCTGTTGTTGCTATGAGAAGTTATCAAGGTATAGTAGATCCAGGAGAACAAGACGATTATGAGGAATATTAGAACTTATACAGAACTAATTAGCATTCCAACGTTTGAAGAACGATTTGAATATTGCAAGATAAGTGCTAGAGTTGGGGATCAAACATTTGGAGGTCACCGTTATCTGAATCAATTACTTTATAAAATGCCAGAGTGGAAATCAGTAAGACGTGAAGTAATGATTCGAGACAATGGATACGATTTAGCTCATGAGGATTACCCAATAGGTGGAAGTATTTATATCCATCATCTAAATCCGATAACAATTGATGACATACAAAATCGAAAGGGTTGGGTATTCAATCCAGAATATTTAATAAGTGTTTCATTCAAGACCCACAATGCAATACATTACGGAGATGAGAGTCTATTATCCAAAGCTCCGATAGTTAGAACAATAAATGACACTTGTCCATGGAGGTGATTAAATGACTGATGAAAATGTTGTTTTTATAAATAATAAATTAAAAGAAATTCAAACTATTGAAGAACGAGTTTGTGCTATTAAGAAACAATTAAGCGTTAATGAAACTTTTGATAGAAAACGATGCTATATAAGTGTCGATAACATGTGTTATTATTTGGCACCTGATACTGCAGAATCAATACTCAATTATTTAATGGAAATAAGTGAAGCTAAAATAACAAAACTCAAATCCGAGATCAAAGACATATTATAAGGAGGATTCCAGATATGAAAAAGAAACTAGAAGTTGAAGCAACAACACTAGACGAAGAAATAGAAGAGCAGTCTCCCTCAGAAGAGGAGACAACGGTTCCAGTAACCGTAACTGGAGTTGGTATAGTAACTACCACAAGCCTAAGAGTAAGAAGTGACCCAGCTTCAACAGGAACCATACTAGGATTCTTAGATGGAGGAACGAGAGTTCAGATCATGAAGCAGATCGACGAATACTATGAAATTCTATATAAACACGAAGCAGCTTATGTTGCTTCTAAGTTTGTGCGGGAGGTATAAAACAATGGCTATAAACAGTATACTTACCAGTGTGAAGAAACTCCTAGGTTTAAGCGAAGACGATACCTCATTTGACGAAGATATACTGTTACACATAAATACAGCCATTGGAACTCTACGTCAATTAGGAGTTGATCCAATTAACGATGAATTCGTAGTTGAAACCAAGGATGACACATTTGAGGATTATTTGGGAGAAGAGAAAAGCAAGTTATTCCAGAGTGTTCGTCTGTATCTATATTACAAGACTCGTTTAGGATTTGATCCTCCAACATCAGCGAACTTATTAGAGAGTTTGAAAGAAAGTATAAAAGAAATAGAGTGTCGATTAACATATCAGATCGATGCCATGAACAAGGAGGCCTGATTTCAAAATGAGTGTATATTACATCGGAGCACTACAATGTCAAGACAATCACGATCTTCTACATTTCGGAAAAGGTCATGACGACTCACCCCCAGGACGAGGAAGCGGACGCTATGCATGGGGTTCAGGAGAGCAACCGAAACAGAAGAAAGGTTTCTCTGGATACATAGCAAAACGCAAACAGAAAAAAGCACAAGCTGAAGCTCAGGCGATTGCTCAGAAAAGAGTAGAAGCTATGAATAAGGCTAAAGAGTTAGAAGAAAATAAAACCAAAATTCTTATGTCTGGATCAGCTACTCAAGTTCTGCAATATAAAGGTCGATGGACAAATAATGAACTAGATTATATTACAAAAAGGTTGGATTTCGAAGAAAAGATACAAAAAAGATCAGCAGATGAAATGAATTCAGCTTTTGATACATTGAATAAAACAGTTAAGAAATTATCTGACACAACAACCACAACATCAAACTTTGTAAAGGCCGGAACTGATTTATATAATGGAATAGCAAGGATCTACAATTCAACAGAAGAAGGAAAGAAAAAACCATTAACAATAGTTGATACCAGTAACCAACAGAAAAAACAACAGCAGAATCAAGGAGGTAACAATTAAAGATGTTATCCAACACAGCAACACCGAAATATTATAGTCAATTCCGTGATGCCGTAATAAGAGGTGATTTTCCTGTATGCAAAACAGTATCAATGGAAATGAATCGTATAGACAACTTAATACGTGATCCCGGAATTTACTATGATGATCAGGCTGTTGAAGGTTGGATACGATTCTGTGAAAATGAACTAACTCTTACAGATGGTTCTGATTTGTTCCTACTGGATTCATTTAAATTATGGGCAGAACAAGTGTATGGATGGTACTATTTCCAAGAACGAAGTGTGTATCAACCAAATAAAACAGGTGGCGGAGGTCACTATGTTCGTAAGACAATAAAAAAACGATTAACTAATAAACAATACTTGATAGTTGGACGAGGAGCTGCAAAAACCGTATATGGTGAATGTAATCAATCATATGGTTTAATAGTAGATACATCAACAACTCATCAAGTTACCACCGCGCCAACAATGAAACAAGCAGAAGAAATACTGTCACCTTTCAGAACAGCTATAGCAAGAGCAAGAGGTCCATTACTTAAATTTCTAACAGCTGGTTCTTTACAGAATACAACTGGAGATAGAGCTAATCGACAGAAATTAGCATCTACTAAGAAAGGGATTGAGAACTTCTTAACAAACTCACTCTTGGAAGTACGACCTATGAGTATAGCGAAACTTCAGGGTCTCCAGAATAAATATTCAACAATAGACGAGTGGCTATCGGGAGATATACGAGAGGATGTTATAGGAGCACTCGAGCAAGGAGCATCAAAAGTTGATGATTACTTGATAATAGCAATGAGTTCTGAAGGTACAGTACGTAATGGTGCTGGTGATACTATTAAGATGGAGCTTATGGATATTCTTAAAGGAGAATATAAAGCTCCTAACGTCTCTATATGGTGGTATCAGCTAGATGATGTTAAAGAAGTAGCTGATCCAGAGATGTGGGTTAAAGCAAATCCAAATATTGGTGTGACAGTAACATATGAGACATATCAGAATGATGTTGAAAGAGCTGAAAAAGTTCCAGCAGCATCTCATGATATTTTAGCTAAGAGATTTGGTATACCAATGGAGGGTTATACTTACTTCTTTACATATGAACAAACAGAGCTTCATCGTAAGAGGTGGTATCGTGGTATGCAATGTGCTCTTGGTGCAGATCTTTCACGAGGGGATGACTTCTGCGCTTTTACATTTATATTTCCACTTGATAGAGGAGCATTTGGTGTCAAGACGAGATCCTATATCACTGAAAGAACATTAGCTAAACTTCAGTTAGCGATGAGAATTAAATATGATGAATTCATTGAAGAAGGAACGTTAATAGTAATGCCAGGAACAGTTCTCGATATGGATGATATATTTGATGATATGGATCAGATGATCATTGATGCTGGTTATGACGTTCGAGCATTCGGATATGATCCATATAACGCTAAATTCTTCGTAGAGAGATGGGAACGAGAGAATGGTCCATATGGTGTTGAGAAAGTAATTCAAGGCGCAAAAACTGAATCAGTTCCATTAGGTGAAATTCATGATATGGCAGAAGATCGTCTATTATTGTTCGATGAAGAAATCATGAAGTTCTCGATGGGTAACTGTATTGTTCTTGAAGATACTAACGGAAATCGCAAACTATACAAGATGCGACAGGACGAGAAAATTGATAATGTAGCAGCTCTGATGGATGCGTATGTAGCCTATAAGCTTAACAAAGATTTATTTGATTAAAAAAGGAGGTCCGATTTCAAAATGAGTGAAATTTATTTGATAGTTAAACCTTCTGATTCCGATCTTCTGCATTTCGGAAAAGGACATGATGATAATCCACCTGGAAGAGGCTCAGGACGTTATGCATGGGGTAGTGGTGAAAAGAGAAGTTACATGCAACGAAAAATCGATACAAAAGTATCTAGTATAAAAGCTAATGAAAATCTCACAACAAAACAAAAACTTAGAAAAACATCTACTGCTTATGCTCTTGGTAGAACGGGACAAATATATATAAATTTAGCTTTAGATGCAGTTCCAGTAGGCGCTTATGTTGGCGGTGCGTTACTTGGATCTACTCCATTAGCAGCTGCTGGTTTAGCTGGTTTAGCTGCTATAGGAATCAAATCGATATCTGATACTTTAAAAATGAATGCCGAATTGGCATACGATACAAATGAAATTATAGAAAAAGCAAGATCTAAATAATAAGGAGACATAACAAAATGATAGTTACAGGAATGAAAGAATTCGAAAATATTTGTAAACAGAAATTATACGAAGACGTATATAAGAAAATAACAAATACTTGCATAAAGGAGTAAACCGCAATGGCAATAACAGAAAGATTTAAAAGTGCATGGAATGCTTTTATGGGAAGAGATCCGACAATACAATATGTAAATGCAGGTTATAGTTATAGCATTAATCCAAATAGGCCACGTCTATCCAGAACCAATAATAAATCAATAGTATCATCAGTA